TGCGAGCTGTCGCGCGAAGAGCTGAGGCTTTACCACGCGGAGGGCGTTATGCGTACCCAGGACCAGTTGATTCGGGAAGGGAGGGTAACCGCATGATCGAGCTGCCATGGCCACCGAGCGAGCTGAACCCTAACTCAAGAGTTCACTGGGCAATCAAAAGCAAGATGGCGAAGCGCTACAAGGGCGAATGCCACCTGCTGACCATCCATTCGCGCATGACTGTGCCCGAAGGCCCGCTGGTGCTGGACATTGAGTTCGTGCCGCCAAGCCGTAATCGCAGGGACGATGACAACTGCCTGGCCGCGTTCAAGTCCGGCCGCGATGGAATAGCCGCGGCGCTCGGCATCGACGATTCGCGATTCTCCACCAAGTTCAAGCTGGCAAAAGACCCTGTGAAGGGCGGAATGGTTCGAGTTCGGATATATGGGGAGCAAGCATGAGCAAATCAAAAGCACTGAAACCACTGGGCGATACCGAATGGATGCTCGAGCAGTGGGGATACTGGCGCATGTCGGGAATGGGTGTGCCGCGCTACGTGTCGCCATCATTCGCCCTGATGCGCGATAACGTCCAGCAGGAGAGCTGCAGCAGCTACAACATCACCGATGAGCTGGCCATGACCATTGATGGCTGTATTGCTCTGCTGGGGCGCAGAGAGTCGGAGAGAGCCGTTGACTGCGTGAAGATGAGCGACTGCCTATGGTTGTACTACGGGGCCAAGTACACAGCCGTCCGGGTTGGCAAGCAGTTCGGTATCGGTGAGGCCAAGGCGCGAGAGCTGATCAAGTCTGGTGTTGCATGGATTGATGGCAGGCTTGAGACGATAAGGGAGGCGGCATGAGCGGCTGGTGGGTGTTCTATCTTTGCGTGGCTTTCCCGAATGCCGGCGTGGCTCTCTGCTATGTCGGAAGCACGCGCAAACAGCCCGTCCAAGTCACCATCACCACGGCCATCATCTTCGGCGCAATATGGCCCTTCACAGTGGTTTACCTTCTGCTATTCCCAAGCACAGAAAAGCCTTGAAACGCGCGGAAGAACATGTAAAAGTGTGTCATCAATGCGGTTTTGCCGCCCTGAAAGCCCTAGCCTAAAACGCCGGGGCTTTTTTATGCCCTATCCAAAGCGATCGCCATCGCTTCTTGCCTGACCCCATCAGGCCTTTTTATTCCAGTTTTCCAGTCATGCCACGGCGCCTTTGCTCCCCGGCGGGTTAGCTCGTGGCCGTGACTGGGGATTCAAATGCCAAGCCTGCCAACAGCGGGCTTTTTCGTTTTGGCCTCATGCGTGTGGCCTCGCCGTTACGGAGACCGTATGACTGATATCAGCAGTGGAGCCATCGCAGCCGCTGGGGCAATTGGCGTTGCTGCGTCACCCCTGATACCAGGCCTGAACCTTGAGGCTGTGACCGGTGCGTTTGCTGGTGCGCTGTTCTTCATGATTTTTTCAAAGGATCTGAGCTGGTTGGCCAAGGCCGGCTACTTCATCTTCTCGTGGATTGCTGGCTACTTCGTATCCGCTGAGCTGATGGCAAGAGACTGGACCAGCACGGCAGCTATTCCGGCCCTGCTGGGCGGGATGTTTTCGGTGGTGATCTGCATCAGTCTCATGGAGTGGTTCGGCGGAGGGAAAACGCCAGGCTGGATTACCACCATTGCAGAGTTCATTACCCGGAGCCGCAATGATAGTTGATCTGTACACCATGATTGCCTCGATGCTATGCAGCTATATCTGCTGGAGGCTTGCTACGTTCTGCCCCCAGGGCTGCCGCTATCGCTTAGGTATGAGTGTGTGTGCATACATGCTGGCTGTGGGAACTGGTGGCTATGCCCTGGACAACTTCCTGTCAATGCTGAAGGGCCTGCCGATTGATCCAGTCAGCCCCTTCCTGCTGATCGTGTTTGTCATCCTGGCTGTCCTGGTATGGCAGGCACGCGGGAATGTGGCGGCTGTGCTGAGGAAGGCGCGGTAATGGCTACTCGCAACCTGACCATGCGCATCTGCATCAAGAAGGCCTGGTGGTTGCCCTGTACCTGAATGGCGTAGTGCTGGTTTCGATCCTGACCAACCGTGACCCTGATTGGCAGAAGGTCGAACGCTGGGTAAAGCGCGGCATTCGATTGGATATGGAGCCGGTCAAGTGAATAACTCCAAAGTCCTGCCATTCTCGCGCCCTGAAAAGCACGCAAGCGGCGAGGCTATCTGTGCCAACTGCCGGAATGAGTGGGTAGCAAGCGCTCCAGCAGGCGTAACGCAACTGGAATGCGCCGAGTGTGGAACCATGCGTGGCGCGTTCAAGCATCCGTTCGGAGCAAGCGAAGGTGACTATAGCTTCAGCTGCTCATGTGGCTGTGAAGACTTCTTTCTGATGCGTAAGGCGGATCAAGCATGCGGCGCTGTGTATTGCAGAGGCTGCGGTAACGAGGCTACAGGGTGGTTCCAATGACCGACCTCAAAGTGGTGCCACTCAAGCAGGAAGGCTACAAAGACCCAATCGCAGCCCTCAAGCAAATCATTGCTGATCTTGAGTCAGGCGACATGGAGCCCTTAGCCATGGCTGTACTGGTAACGATGAGCGACAGCCAAGCCGTGGATTCATTCGCTTTCGGCCGCAAGGCTGATGACGTTGTCACGGCGCTTGGTCTGCTGCGTGTAGGTGAGCAGGTGATCCTTGATTCTATGATTCCGGCTGAAGACTAACAGGACAATGGCAATGCCCTATGGCGCTCACACCAAAGCAAAAGCGGTTCGTCGATGAATACCTGATCGACCTGAACGCTACGCAGGCAGCCATCCGGGCAAAGTACAGCAAGAAGACGGCGCAAGAGCAGGGCGCACGACTGTTATCAAATGTTATGGTCCAGGCCGCAGTTCAGCGGCGCATGAAGGACAGAGAGAGCCGCACCGAGATTACGCAGGATATGGTGCTGAAGGAGCTAGCCAGAATAGGCTTCTCAGACATTCGCAAGATCGTAAAGTGGGGCGAAACAGAAATACGCGTTGCCGATGGCGAAGACGGTGAAATGATGCCGTTTCATGGCCTTGCCTTGTTTTGCTCTGATCAGGTTGACGACGAGACGGCAGCAGCAATATCAGAAGTATCTGAAGGTCGCGAAGGCTTGAAGGTCAAGCTGCATGATAAGAAGGGTGCGCTGGTAGAGATAGCCAAGCACCTCGGCATGTTCACGGCCAAGGGCCACGGCGAACTAGATTTAGAGATCAAGCGTGTAGAGCTGGAGAAGCGCAGGGCCGAGCTTGAGAATATCCGCAACGGAGGCGGAAGCCCTGACACTGCGGACCTGCTGCGTGACCTGATTGCCGGCCTGCCGTCATGATGCCCACCGGCAACCTGCTGCTGGATCGCCAGTTATCACGATGGTATGAGCTCAAGCCACACCCGGTTCAACTATCCCTGGTCGAAGCGGTTCGCAACGGCATCCGGTTTCCCCTGGTGCCGGCCGGTCGGCGTAGCGGCAAGACGGAGCGGTTCAAGCGTTTTGTAGTCAAGCAGGCCAATGCCGTTGCTGGGCAATACTTCGCTGCAGCTCCAACGCACGCCCAAGCCAAGAAAATCTTTTGGGATGACCTGAAGGCCTTCACGCTGTCCTGTCTTCACCCGAAGCGGCCCAGCGAGTCCGACCTGATCAGCTACTTGCCCAACGGCAGCGAGATACACGTCATCGGCCTGGACAAGCCGCAGCGCATCGAGGGCATACCCTGGAAGGGCGGCGGAATCGATGAGTTTGCCGACATCAAGCCAGATGCGTGGGAGGCGAACATTCTCCCGGCACTGAACACGGTTGATCCAACAGACCCTGATTACCGGGCATGGTGCTGGCTTCTCGGCGTACCTGATGGTCTGAACCACTATTACGACCTCTGCATGAGGGCCGAATCAGGCGCTGATCCGAGCTTTCAGGTGTTCCACTGGACCTCTGCGGAGATCTTGCCTGATGACGTGATTGCCGCGATGAAGCGGTCAATGTCAGCTAAGCAGTTCCGGCAGGAGTTCGAGGCGTCGTTTGAGACGGCCGGCGGCAGGATTTACGAGGACTACAGTAAGGCCAATCAGACAACAGCCAGCATCGAGCCGCATGAGCAGCTGATGTGGATGCACGACCAGAACTACACGCCTCTGTCCTCTGCTATCGGTGTTCGTCGCGGCAACGACCTGTATTTGCTGGATGAAATCGTACTGACAAGCGCGGTATCCAAGCAGTCGGCCGTGGAGTTCGTCGAGAAGTACAAGGATCACAAGAACAAGCATGTGCTGATCTACGGTGACCCCGCAGGCAGGGCAGGCGAGAAACACGGCCACGCGTCCGACTACACCGACATTGAAGACGTGTTGAAGGCGGCAGGCTGGCGGTACACCCGCAAGGTCAAGCCAGCGGCCCCAGCCATCAAGGATCGTCAGAATGCAGTCAGAGCTAAGGTGCTGACCGCTGACGGCACGATCAGCCTGTATATCAACCCGCTGACCGCACCCTGGTGTCACAAGGGCCTGGCCACAGTGCAGCTGCAGAAAGGGTCAACCTTTCAAGAAGACCAGAAGAACAAGTACCAGCACATCACCACGGCCATCGGCTACTGCATTGACGTGGAATGGCCGGTGATTAAGAACATCACGACCTCAACAGCTATCAGGATGTAAACCATGAGCGATCCAAGCAAAACAACGCCAGCAGTTGACGCCATGCGCGAAGACTGGGCGGTTGTTGATCCGCTCATGGGCGGTACCAAAGCGATGCGCAAGGCAGGCACTGCACTACTGCCAAAGTGGCCTAAGGAAGAGGACGACGCTTACAAGGCTCGCCTGAAACTGTCGACCCTTTACCCGGCGTACAGTGAGACTGTCGTGAACATGACCGGCCGTGTATTTGCTGAGCCGATCACATTGGGCGAGGAAGTGCCCGAGCAGATCAAGGAGTTGTGCGACAACATCGACCGCCAGGGTAATAACCTGCAGGTGTGGGCGCAGGATCTGTTCAGTAAGGGCTTGGCCAATGGCTTGTGCCATGTGCTGGTTGATTATCCGAAGGCCGAAAACATCAAAACCAAGGCGGAAGAAAAAGCCGCAGGTGTTCGCCCTTATGCTGTGATTATCCGCCCTGAGCAAGTATTGGGCTGGAAGGCGGAAGGCAATAGCGGCGAGCAGATGCTGACCATGTTTCGCTATATCGAGTCGGTTGAAGAGGCTGACCCTGATAACGCTTTCCTGACCAAGCCGGTAACGCAGGTTCGCGTGCTGGAGCCTGGCAAGTGGTCTGTCTACCGCCAGAAGGAAGACGGTAACGGAAAAAAGGTATGGATGCTGCATGAACAGGGTGTAACTAGCCTAAGCATTATCCCGCTGGCCACGCTCTACACCAAGCGCACCGGCTTTATGACCGCTACGCCACCGCTGATGGAGCTGGCACACCTTAACGTCAAGCACTGGCAGAGCCAGAGCGATCAGGACAACATTCTGCACATTGCCCGCGTGCCGTTGCTGGTGGCTATCAATGCCGGTGACGTGCAGAGCGATGACGGCACCACCAAGCCTTGGTCTATGACAATTGGCACCTCGCAAGCTACCAGCATGGGGCCTGACGGTGACTTGAAGTACGTCGAGCACACTGGTAAAGCCATTGAAGCGGGCCGCGTGTCACTGCTCGACCTGCAGGATCAGATGCGCGTTGCCGGTGCTAAGCTGCTGGAGCGCGATAGCGCAGGAACCAAGACAGCGACTCAGGCCGACGAAGAAGCAGCGCAGGACAACAGCCCGCTGGAAACCATGGCTGGTCGCCTTGAAGATTGCATTGATCAAGTATTCCAGCTGTTCGCTATGTGGCTTGGCGAGAGTTCGGGCGGCAATGTGAAGGTTAACGGTAACTTTGATGCCGATTTCTACCCTGAGGTTACATTGCCATTCCTGAACAACATGGCGAATGGCGGCCGGCTGTCGAATGAAACGCTGTTCAACGAAGCCAAGCGCCGCCGCGTCATTTCCGATGATCTGACATGGGATGTCGAGCGCGAACGGATTGAGGCGCAAGGGCCATCGCTGGGGAGTCTGTGAAATGTCAGCAATTGATGAGAACTTAGCTATCTGTAAGGCGCTTGGCTTGGACCCTGATACCACCGCTAGCATCTGTATTCGCGTTCAGCCGGACAAGCTCCCCTCTGTTGAGGTAGTTATGCACCCGCGAGGCGGGACTTTAGACGGCTTATGCGAAGTCTTGCGCAGCTTTGATCTGAATGAAGTCAGCGAAAGCGTTAAGCGCGGCTAATGGCAACCGTTAACGAAAAGCTTGCTGATGCAGAGGTGGCTCACGCCATAGCCTTGGAGCGGTTTAGTAATGGCGTCGTAAGGCGGATGATCGCTCTTTTGAATCAGGTTGACACTGATCTATTTGGGCGCCTCATGGTTGCGATTGATGGCATGCCACCGGGCAGTTTTACGGTTCAGCGCCTTGACCGGCTGCTGCAGTCTGTTCAGTCGCTGAACTCACAAGCCTATGCCGCGCTGCGCCTAGAGCTTGATCGAGAAATGATCGCCTTTGCTCAATACGAGGCTGACTACCAATTCCAGCTGCTTAGCAGCACCATCCCGCAAGAGGTGATAGCCGTAGTATCTGTGGCAAGAGTTAGCGCCGACCAGGTTTATGCGGCGGCTATGGCCAGACCCTTTCAGGGGCGGTTATTGTCGGAGTTCACAAGGGATATTGAAGCGGCGCGGATGACCCGTATACGGGATGCAGTAAGGATAGGTTTCGTTGAGGGTGAGACGGTGTCCGAAATGGTTCGCCGAATACGAGGAACCAAGACGGCGGCTTATGCCGACGGACTTCTCGAAATCGATAGGCGCGGCGCCGAATCGATAGTTAGGACGGCGGTTAATCACCTTTCCAATTTCACCCGCCAAGCATTTTACGCAGAGAATGATGACCTGGTGTCGCAGTGGCAGTTCCTTGCGACACTGGACGGGCGCACGACAGTCACATGCGCAAGCCTATCAGGTAAGACGTTTAAGGTCGGAGAAGGCCCCCAGCCGCCGAGGCACATTAACTGCCGCAGCACGTCTACCCCGGTCGTAAAATCGATATGGGAGGCTCTAGGCCTGAGCGAAGACGAGATTGAAGTCGGAACGCAGGCGAGCATGGACGGGCAAATATCCGCAGATATCAATTATAGCGATTGGCTGCGTAGTAAGCCGGCAGCGTTTCAGGATGAGGTGCTTGGAGCGTCACGAGGAAAGCTGTTCCGTGACGGCAAGGTGAGCATCGACAGGTTCACAAACGACAAGGGCAAGGTTTACAGCTTGGAAGAGTTGCGCCGTCGCGACGCTGCGCTGTTTGAGAAGGCTGGGCTGGAGTAGAATAGACGTACCCTCTGATGCTACCAACACCAGAAGGTACTAACCACGATCCACCTGTTCAGAGGTCGATATGGCTGCCAAATATTATAACGATGATTTGCGGTTCAGAGTCTTTTCAAAAATTACCGTAAAGGATGAGTCAAGCTGCTGGCCTTGGATCGCTGGTCGCAGGCCGACAGGATACGGAGTGATCCGGGTGAGCGGAAAAACTAAGTCCGCCCATCGCGTGGTATACGAACTGGAATATGGCCCTATACCGGCTGGACTGTGCGTTCGCCATAGATGCGACAACCCTTGGTGCTGCAACCCAGGGCATCTTCTCCTTGGAACCCACAAAGACAACATGAGGGATGTTGCTATTCGCGGCAGGTCGCCAAAAGCTGTGTTAACGAGAAGCGCCGTAAAAGAGATACGTCGTCTTTATTTGCAGTGCGGCGTTTTACAGAAAGACCTTGCGGTGCGTTTTGGGGTTTCTAAGTCAGCCATAAGTGCGGCAATAAGCGGCAGGAATTACTCAAGCCTGGGCGTGATGCAAGACCACGAATTGAAAAGGGCGCGCTCTGCTTCAAGGAAGAATATTCGAGGTGAAATGGCTGCTGCGAGCAAGATGACTGAGGAGATAGTTAGAAAGCTTAGGAAGGAGTACGCTGATGGCGGGGCAAGTTACCGACAGCTTGCCAAAAAGTATGGGATGTCAGTTATGCCGATATGCAACGCCATACGCGGCAAGTCCTGGGCTCATGTGATCTAAAATGGCAGCGAAACATGGCTTCCACGTTATTGACGGCACACCGCCGCCGAGCAACCCGAAAGAGGAGCTGAAGCGTCGGCTGCGCAATCGCCCAAAGCCAGCCGAGTTACTGCAGTGCCAAGTGTGCGGTGGGCGCGAGCTTACTCCGGCTTATACGGGTATGACGCAAAAGAACGGAAAAGCCCAAGGCGGCACCAAGCAGTGGCTATGCACTATGTGCATGGCTGGCGGCAGAAGAGTAGTGGTATCGCCTAGGTAGACCCATCACAACCAACAGCCCGGCCAAGCGCCGGGTTTTTTGTACCCAAATTTCAGCCTCGCTTATGCGGGGCTTTTTTATGTCCTCGTTTCGGATGAGACAGGGCGCAACGGGCCGGATGGTCCACCAGATGGGCGGATGCCCGGAGATTAACCCAATGAAACTTAAGCTTGATGAGAGCGGACACGCTGTATTGCAGGAAGGTAAGCCGGTGTATGTGAACGACGACGGCAAAGAGGTGGCATTTGATGCGCCTGGTACCGTCGCCACCATCACCCGCCTGAATTCTGAGGCCAAGACCCACCGTGAAGGCAAAGAGGCGGCAGAGAAGTCGCTGAAGGCTTTCGAGGGGATCACTGACCCGGCCGCAGCAATGAAGGCGCTCGAAACGATCACTAATCTGGATCAGAAAAAGCTGGTGGATGCTGGCGAGATCGAGAAGGTGAAGGGGGAGATCAGCAAAGCCTTTCAGGCCCAGCTGGACGAAGCCAACACCAAGGTATCGACATTCGAGAAACAGCTGTACGAAGAGAAGATTGGCGGCGCCTTCGGTCGCTCCAAGCTGATCGCGGACAAGCTGGCCATCCCTGCAGACATGGTGCAAGCCCGCTTTGGCCAGAGCTTCAAGATTGAAGACGGCAAGACCGTCGCCTATGACCAGCACGGCAACAAGATCTACAGCCGTGAGCGTCCGGGCGAGGTCGCCGACTTTGATGAAGCCTTGGGCGCGCTCGTTGAGCAATACCCCTATCGCGACAGCATCCTCAAGAGTTCCGGCGCCAATGGCGGCGGCGCTCCGAACGGTGGTGGCGGCGGTGGCGGCGGCAAGAAAACTATCGACCGCAAGTCGTTTGACGGAATGGATGCGCCTGACAAGGCAGCGTTCGTGAAGGAAGGCGGCAAGGTTACTGACTGACCATCCAGGAGGCCATCATGGCTAATACCCTTACCGGGCTAATCCCCGACATGTACGAAGCGCTGGATCAAGTATCCCGCGAAATGACCGGCTTTATTCCCGGCGTATCACGCAGCTCTGAAGTTGCTCGCGCTGCGCTGGGCCAGCAAGTTCTGGTTCCGGTTACCACTGCTTCGGCTTCTGCCGACAACACCCCTGGCGTGACTGCGCCAAACACGGGTGATACCACTGTCGACAATGTCGCTGTGTCTATCTCCAAGTCAAAGCACGTTCCGGTTCGCTGGAATGGCGAGGAAACTCGCGGCCTGAGCAATGCGGGCACGTTCTCCAGCATCCAGGCTGATCGCTTTTACCAGGCTATGCGCACGCTGGTGAATGAGATCGAGGCGGATCTGTGGGGCGAGGCTTACAAGCACGCTTCTCGCGCATTCGGTACTGCCGGCGCTACCCCGTTCGCAACCGCTGCTGACATGACCGACTTTGCCGGCGTGCTGGGCATTCTTGAGCAGAACGGCGCGCCTACCAATGATCTGCAGCTGGCCTTGGGTCACTCTGCAATCGGTAACCTGCGCGGCAAGCAGTCTGGCCTGTTCAAGGTCAACGAGGCAGGCTCCAACGACATGCTGCGCAACGGCATGACTGATCGCATCATGGGTATGGCTATCCGTCACTCTCACGCGATCAACATCCACACCAAAGGTACCGGCGCAAGCTATGTGACCTCTGGTTCAACCGCTGTTGGTGCTAACGACATTGCTCTGCTGACTGGTACCGGCACCGTGCTGGGTGGTGATGTTGTCACCTTCGCGGCTGATTCAGCCAACAAGTATGTCGTCAACAACGGTGTTGCGGCTCCAGGCACCATCACGCTTGGTTCACCTGGCGCGCGCGTGGTCATTCCTACCGGCAATGCCCTGACCGTGGGTGGCACTTACACCCCTAACGTGGCATTCGCCCGCTCTGCGATTGTTCTGGCGACTCGTGCGCCGGCAATGCCAGAGGGTGGTGACTCTGCGGATGACGTGATGACCATCACCGACCCCCGCACCGGCCTGTCTTTCGAGGTGGCGGTTTACCGTCAGTTCTTGCAGACCGTGTACCACGTCCGCTTGGCCTGGGGCTTCAAAGCCATCAAGCCTGACCACATCGGCCTGCTGCTGGGCTGATCTCACCACAACGACAACCAGGGGCTTCGGCCCCTGCGTTGTTTCTGGAGACTGATATGGCTGGAAAAACCAAAGCACAGCGCGAATCGGAAGCCTTGAAAGCTAAAGCTGTTGAGCTAAGCGGCGTGAGCGCTGACGAATTCGATGCTCTTTCTGATGAGGAAAAGGCGTCATGGGACGACAAGGCAAAAGACGCTATCGCAGCCGATGCTGAGAAGTTGGATGAATCCCACCTGGTTGAAGTCAAGAAAGGTGATGAGGTGCTGAAGGTGCATCCGTCCTGCCTGGCCGACCATAAGCGTATTGGCTGGGTGGAGGCATAACCCATGCTAAACATCGAGAATGGCTCAGTCGTGCTCGGCGCCGACAGCTACGCCACCGCTGCCGAGCTGGTGACCTATGCCGCGAACTTCGGGCTGACCATTCCCGGTACCGAGGCAGAGC